AATCACTCTGTCTCTCAATTCCCCAACCTCATTACGGATGCTTCGCATTTCGTTTTTTATATCCTTTGTGTCGCTACCGATATTTTCAAGTTTGACAATTACAGTGGTAAGTTCTGTTGCGTCCTTCTTATCGTCTGCCGTCTTATTACGCTTCATATTAATTACCCCCATAAACACCGCGAAACTAACAGAAACAATGGTTAGTGCAATCGAAATTACTGTTAATATAGTTGATGTCGGAATCATTCTTATACACCTATTCTTTCTTAAAATATTCTTTGTTCGCTTCTTATCTGTTCTTCTACGGTCATGTTATACGGGTTTACCGGCTTGCATGACGCACAAAACAACACGCATAAAAGCAACAAGAAACACAAAATTGTTTTCTTCAAATCTCTTCCCCAATAAAATAGGACTATGCGAAATTAATCACATAGTCCTTTCCATTATTCTGTTACTTTATCGAAATACCTTGCCAAATCTTTCGGCTGTGCGTAAAGTCCTACACCGCTACTTTCTTTACAATAATATGTAATACCTTCATCAATGTAGTATTTGCCCTGTTCAGACACCATACCAGATACCCACGGAATCGGGTCGTCAATAGTTCCCTTATGCGCTTCGTCAATCGGCGTAAACAAATTGCTGTCCTTTGGATTCCATGTAGACTGTTTATTGTGCGGGGTTTTTACTTTATAAAGCACACCTTCATAGTTTACACGCTTACCTTCTGGCATTTCCGCGCCTTCTGGTATATCTTCCCACTCCGGATATAACACCTTTACTTCAAGTGCCTGTTCGTCGGTGTTGGTATCGCAATTAATTTCTGCTTGTTTAAGGATTGCTTTTAAAAACGCAAGCGTATTATCTGAAATAAATCCCATTACTCGCCACCCCCTAACGCTTCATTGATTTTCTTAATATCTTCTTCAACTATCACAACTCTATCTTCCAAAGACGGGGTTGGTTCTGGCGGTGGAAGTGTGCTAACAAAAACCGCCGTGTACGTTTCGTTTAATGTTTTCACTTCTCCGCTTTCTGGAATCTCCGGCATCCATCCGGTAAACTCATAATTCTCGTTTGCAACCGGAGTCGGGATTGATAAATCTTCGTAGTTCCATACTTCTTGAACAGTGACACCTTCAAGCACACCGCCGCCGTTCGACAAAAATGTTACTTTTGGTGTTGGTGGAACATACACTGAACCATCACATGAGAACTGCACACCATTATCAAATTCTCTATATACAGTAGTGTAGTCTGTATAATCCATTTTATCCCAATCTTCTTTCCCCTCGCGGGATAATTGGAATCCTTTTGTTTTAACCGGTACATCTCCAAGTATTTGAACAATGCTATCCGATATCCGGCTAAATGAAATATCATACTCGGTCTTTAGACCAACATACTTCATTTTCAACATATATTTTTTCCTTTCTCCGTTATAAAAACGGGCAATAATGGGCTATAATTCATTGAATAAAATATAACCCATTTTTATTCCTTTCTTTGGTTTTTAAAACGATAGTTTACTTGTAGAATTGGATGTTTGCAATCTTAGTTCCCTCATTACCACTATTCCAATTACCAGAACCAGCACTTGTACCAACGATTCCAAACCCATCGCATTTTATCTCGGAATCCAATTTAACAAAGGTTTCCGTGAATACATAACCGTTATTAACAACAGTAATCTCCTCTGCGTCGACATCTATCCACGAACCGTCTATTAAAGCCACTAATTTGAAAGTAACACTGGAAGTTCCGGAACGTCCAACACTCATTTTAATAGCATTGATGGTTGCACTCTTATTAAACTTGTATTTAATCTCTGGCGAACCCGTCACCCACGCAAACGAAGTAGTATTTCCGCAAAATGCTTTCCATGCTGGATTATCGGCGTAGAACGCAGTATTACTTACAACCTCCCCATATGGTGTTGTATTGCTTGTCATTGTCGGTATTAACGCTTCAAGTTGTTCTCCGTAGAATTGGAGTTCGCCAATACTTAAACTTGTGTTGTTTGTTGTTGTGCATAATAAACGATAATACAAGTAATATTCAGCGTTTTCAAAACGGTATGACCTAGATGCGCCAGATGCATTGTCTGTATTTGTGGTTGTAAAAATATCATCCCACGCCGAACCATCACTAGAACCTTGCAATATCATATCTTTTGGAGAGTTTACGGTACTTGATGAATAAATACGGTTTGCCACATACATAGCATTAACCCTTGTTGGCACTGTAAATTTATATTGCAGATATTCTTTTCCAGATGCAAAACCGCTACTATGATATGCGGTTGACGTATCGCCATCAAACGCCAAATACGCATCTTGACCGTTCGTACTATATGCACTTGCTTCTCCATAAGGCGCGGTGTTGCTCGTCATTACTGGCACAAGACCTTTAACTTGGTATTTCTCATCGCCGTAGAATTGGAGTGATGCCAATTCCTTATGCTGAGTTCCAACGCCAGTAAGAAATACAACTCTGTAATATAGATATTCTGTACTGTTGTTAAGGGCGTAACTATTAACACCGCCTGTTGCAACATTTGTATTTGTCAAAACGTCAGTAATATCTGTCCATTGTGAATCATCATTAGAACCTTGTACTTTTAACGTTTTTATCACATAGGTATTTCTGGTAGAACTGTTTTTCAAACTAATATATTTAACACACGTTGGTTTGTTAAAATGATATTTAATCCATTCTTCTGCATTTAATGAATCACTAAGCCAATTTGTGGCATCATTTCCGTCAAACGCTCTGAACGCATGGGCATTGTTGTTTGTAGTTGCATAATATTCTGTCTTTGCACTTGCTTCTCCATTAATACCCACATTACTTGACATCGTAGGAACTAATCCGAAAACTTGTGAGCCGTAGAATTGGAGTTTCTTAACACTTGCGTAAAAACTACTTGGAACTGTATCTGATATTTCTGCCCTATAATATAAATAATAATTTTTATTATCTATATGGATAGTTGCAACTTCGTTTGAAATATCTGAACCGCTCAAAAAATCCTTTTTAGTACATAAATCAGTCCAACTAGAACCGTCATTACTGCCTTTTAAAACAACCTTGCCACCGCAATCCCCACCTAAAATATCAAACTTTTTGACGTTTGTGGGGTTGTCAAACTTATACTGCAACCAGCCAGTTGTAGCATTTGAACCCCAAAAATTAGAGTTGTTGTTATTAAAAGCGTACCAAGCATAGCGAGATGAATATTCAGCATTTGCACTAGCAACACCGCTTGGAGTTGTATTACTTGTCATGGTAGGCACTAACGCTTTTGCATCACTCCATATTTCAGCTAAACCACTCATAATATTTTTTACATTGTTACCGTTAAATAAAACCTTACTAGGAATTATTGTAATACCTTTTCTATTAGCGGATGAACCGATAATAATTGTTCCCATAATCGCACCCCCCTAACCGATATACAGTGTTTCTGTGTCACTGTCATATGTATAGTTTGAAGTGCCACCTTGAATGTACAATGTGTCTGTTTCTTCGTCATAATAACTTCCGAAGTTTTCACTTAATTCTTGGATTGCACCGGCACCGACTGGAATTGAAGGGTCTGTTGCCGCGTCTACTTGTTCCATTGTAGTGAGTGCGTCAACTTCCTTTGCATTTGCCGCATCTGCTGTTTCTTTTGCTTCGTCTGCAACTCCCTTTACTTCATTAATCGCATCAACAATATTTTTTTCTGTTGTGTTCAAATCTTCCGATTCTGCCGACTGATAATAACTTGGCGCGTTCCCACCAAGCGCAGATGCGTTATCTACAATACCGTCTTTGTTCTTGTCATAAACGGCAGTAAACATATCTCCGCCACCGCCACCGGTTCCGCCACCACCAAGGGATGTGAATTTAACGGTTTTTTCTGTTGAGTCAACATCAATTACAATGTTGTCGCCCGCGATAAGTGTTAAATTATCTGTGTTGGTTGCCGTAACTGATTGCCCGCCAACAGTAATACTTGCAAACGCATCGCCAGATAAAAACTTGCCGTCATATAAAGGCGTTCCGTCCGCATCTTCTGTTAATTTATCAAGCGTCTTTTTGTTGTTGTGTAGATGTGCAACCGTATCTAAAACGGTCTGGATTGTTGCATCCTCTGACTCTAAACCAACAACAGCCGGCATTTTCGCGCCGATGTTTGCCGCCGCATCTGTCGCCATAAGTGATTCTACCAATGCGTTATACTTTGGAACTAATACATCCAACGACAATTCATCAAACTTTCTTTGCATATCTGCCGTACTATAATTAGGGGTATCTGGCAACCCAGTGACACCCCTATTTGCTAAATCTTCTTGTGTAATCTTTGGAAAACTCATATATAATTACCCCTTATAATTTCCGTTCTCTTGATATTCCAAGGCTATTGCAAACAATAAAAATGGCTCTTTTAGTTCTTTGTTCATGAATCTAAAACGGGCCTTGTCCACTTTCTTTATGCTGATTTTGGATGATGTAAGACGTTGTGCCTTATTACATGAGAATGAGAACTTCGAAAAAATCAAATTCTCAAACGATAAATAACGCCCTGTTGCATGGTCTGATTTTAAAAATCCCCATATACCGCGTTTCATCGCCCACACTTCAATAGATGTCGCTAACGACGCGCCAAGTTCCACACTAAGGAATCGGAATGTCTTGTTTTTGTAAAACAGTTTTCCACTTAAATCCGGTGTTTCCCAAATCGCTTCGATTGCTTGTCCATCATCGCTGTATGAATCCAGTGCCTCTTTTTCGGTGTAGAACTTATATATCTTTCCTTCTTTTGAACCAAAATACAATTCGCCTTTGTAAACCCACATACACCTTGCCGGAATGTTTGTAAGATAAAATCCGGCGTACTGTCGTGTTGCATATGGGTCGCTCTTGTCGGTCCTTAACGCCTGTAAGCCATCCAGAATGTATACAACGTCATTTACGCATAGCCAATACATATCATTAAACACACATGCGTATGCTTCTTCCAAATTCGGTTCGTCAAGCAATTTTCCATTAAGGAAAAACGACCTTCTTTGTGCATATTTATCGCCCGTGATATCCTGTGCTGTAATCGCATAAATGCCGCTTCTTGTAAGGAACATCGGTTCGGTTGCCAAGTACGCGAACGAGTTTTTTGCAATACTTCCCGCACCGTTTAGAGTGTTAATTATTCTAAATGCCGGCTCGTTATCAACCAAATCGCCTTGTCGTAATATAATGGATTGGTCCGCTTCCATCTCGTCTTTGTGTGCCGCTAAATAGTTAGAAATAATCGAATAACCAACTATTGCACTACCACTTGAACCAAGATTGGAATATGATGTATCTGCGTAATAGGACGGGTCCCACTGTTGCGAAAACCAGTCGTAAGAGCAGAAATCATCGTTTCCACTAACAAATAATCTGTCCTGTGCACCATTTACACCAAATCGAATACCGATTGTGCAATGGTTAATTCTATCCGCATATCCATCTACACTACGATATGCAACAATAGAAACGTTATCTTCTCCGGTTATTGGACTCTCTCCGGGCGCGTTTACAAAGGTTACAGTTCCGGCAGTTCTATCAACCGTAAAATCTGTACCCTCTTTTTGGGGTTGCCACTCTCCATTGGCATCCAAAAAACTTACTTCAACCTCTTTCTCGTCCAATTCTCCAAATGTCAAACAATATGTTTTGCTTGTACCATCCGATAAGAACAATTCTTCAAATCCCGGCTGTAAAAGGTTTAAATCTTCATACTGCGTTCCACCGCCGCCCGGCTCTTTACCAATAGTAAGTGTCGGAACATATGAAACGCTTTCCACGGTAACAACTTCTTCTCCGTCATATCTAAGAAGTTTTTTTCCATCCATGATGTACAAATATTCTCCAAACTGCCAAGCGTGAGATGTTGCGTCTGCGGCATCTTCATACAACTTTTCAGTTCCTTTGTATAAGTTAGTTCCGGAATGTACTAACGGTTCATCGTCGCCCCTTCGGTAGTAAAAACCGTTAATTCTTGCATCGTATTCGCTTTGAAGGCTGTAACCCATTCTCTTACGAACCTTGCCCGGAACATCACGAATCATATTAACAGCGTTTGGACTCTTGTTGTCGTCAACATTGGCCGGAGAGTTTGTGAAATCAACGCCAAGAAAAGTGTCCATCTGCATAACGCTACGTGGCACACTCTTTGGAATAGAAAATGATACTGCCAATTAAATCCACCCACTTTCACTCTTAATAGACTCTGCTTTAGATTCTCCTGTGCTACCTCTTAATCTATCAAAAGCAACCTCAAATTCGTTTCTGTACGATGTTGCGATGCTGATATCGTCGTCTTTGTAAAGTTGACTCGCCATATAAAGCGGCAACAATGCAACCACTTCTCTATCTAACGGCAATTCGTACTCATCCTCTGTTGCTTCTGTTATCACTTCCGGAAATGCGTTGTAGTAAATGATGTAATTGCCAGACAGTTTTCTGTCGATTGCAATTACCTTGTCGCCTTCTAACACCACATCATCCGTCTTTATGTACTGTTCGTTTTCCCCTTCGTAAAAAACCTCGTTGATTGTATAAAAGTCTGGCGTAATATCTCTAAGATTAAAACGCACTCTCTTTGTGTAATCTGGAACTAATTCGTCCATTTCATAAAGTGCTTTATACAACGCGATATTTTTTACTGCATATGGATATTCAGACTCAAACAAAACCGTTGCTTTGTTGTTATCCACATTTTCTATAACACCCTTGAATGGAGTGTATTTTGTCATGCTGTCAAATTCGATTTCTTTTGCAAATTCTCCGCAAGTAATTGTGGCTTTTCCTTTGCCGGTCACTTCGAAATAATATGACCTTGCGCCGTCTGCTGAAAATGACTTTTCGCCACTTACAACCGCGTGGATTTCTCTACCCATGTTATCGCCCAAAAGATTGTCTTGCGGATTATTAGCAATTTCAATTCTCTTAATCAGATATTTTCCGGCGGTAGAAAGCATCTGCATACCTTCGTTGGCCGCATACGGCATAGCCGCAATATAATCTGCGGTTGTTTCGTCTGTTGGTATTGTTGCCCCTTCTGCCGAAAACATTTTTTGCAATGTTGCTAACTTAATTTCTTTCCAAGTCATTTTATTACCTCACAAAAAAGGAAGAGACTGTTACATCTCTTCCACTTCTTCTGTCTTTTTCTTGCGGGATGTTTTCTTTTCTACGGGTTTTTCAACTCGTTTAGAAATGTACCCATTATGAATAACGGACTGTACTTCGTAGTACAGCCCGCCATCTTCAAAAACATCGCCGATTTTTAAACCCGGTTTAATCATCGCGCGTATTCTCCCTTATTACACTGTTAATGTAGTACCTTCTTTAGCACCACCTAAGATAACATGTGACCAGTTAGAGAATCCAGCAGAGAATCTTGCTCTACCACTCCAGATATAGTTGTGTGTATCAACATCAACTTCATCCTTCATTGTAAGAGGAATTCTATCAAAGAATAAGTTACCAAGCATTTCCTTGTTAGCCTGTGAGGACATAAGGATGTATGGTGCGCTGTCATCTTCTACTTGCCAGAATGGGTCTACGATTAACTTCCAAAGACCTTTCTGTGTGTTGACATCGTTAAGTTCTGAACCAACCATTAAATCAGTTCTAATAATCTTCTTAACAGTATCTTCTAATTCTGGACAGTTAGAAGGAATGATGATTGTATCGAATGTATATCCCATAGCGATACCGGAACTGTTCTTGAAGTTACGTCCGATGTTAGCAAGTCTGTTTAATACCTTAGAGTCTGTTCCGAACGCATTTGTAAATACGTTAGACTGTTTTAAGGCTGGATTCTTCTTTGCTGGATGGTCTGTTGCGAATAATGCTTTTCCATCGCCTGTTGTAGAATCTAAACCTGTTTTCTGGCCGAATGTAAATGTAGCGGCTTGGCTTGTTAAAGCGTTAGAAGCGTACTGTGCTCTTGAACGCTTGTAAGAATTAACGAAGTTTACAGCCTTTGCTTTCATCATATCAACTGCTGAATCTTCTGCCATTTCTGCTGTAAGAACGAATTTCTTCATAAAAGCCTGATGCTGAATTAACTTAGCAAAACCTTCCTGAATATCATCCTGTACTGCCGCTTCGCCTTCGCCTACGATTTCAAAATCTGAGAACTCTGTTAAGCCGGTTGCTTTTTCGCCGAACTTAGAAGATTTCTTTTCGTTGAATACCGCTTTTACGAACTCGTCTGCGTTATTCTTTTCTGTGTCTGTGTCCTGCATTACTGCGATTAACTGGTCTGACCACTCATTCCATAAGTTGTCGTTTAAGTTGCTGTTTTTGCTTACTACGATTGCCATAATAAATTGTCTCCTTTACTTTCTTGTTCTGTTATATTTCTCTTTCAGTTCTCTCATGGAAGCATCCGGGAAAAATGCTCGCCACTTGGAAAGTTCTTTTTCTGGAATGTCCAAAAGTTCGTCTGAATTTGAAACCCCATCTGTTGTTGATAAATGCGATTTACCCTTTGCTTGGTTAATCGCGGCCTGTTTAGATGCCTCACTCTTCTTTGAAATGAGCGCATCGAAATTTGCTAATTTGTATGCGTCCAAAAGTCCTAATCCGCTATTTACTAAGCGAACCAACTCGTCTGCATACGGCTGTTTTCCCAAATCATCAACGGTCTTCATATTGGAACCCAACTTTGAAATTTCTAAGATAGCAGTCTGTAAACTTCGCTCTGCTTCTTCCATCTGATTTCTCTGCAAGATTTCCTG